AAAGTTGAAACTACTTTCGTTGAAAGTGTTAAGTATGGCCCTGAAGCCGAGACTGTTATTAGAGCAATGGCTAATAATGGAATGGATATTATTTTTGCAACATCATTTGGTTATATGGAGCCAATGTTAAAAGTTGCCAAAGAGTTTCCAAACGTAAAATTTGAACATGCCACTGGTTATAAGACTAACGATAATATGTCAGTATATTCATCTAAATTTTATCAAGGTAGATATGTTCAAGGTGTTATTGCTGGTCATATGAGTAAAACTGGTAAAGCAGGTTATATTGCCTCTTTTCCTATACCAGAAGTTGTAAGAGGAATCAATGCATTCTATCTTGGTGCTACATCAGTAAATCCAAAATTTGATATTGATGTGGTATGGGTAAACACTTGGTATGATCCAGTAAAAGAAGCTGATGCTGCAAAAGTATTAGTTAGTGAAGGTGCTGATATTATTACTCAACATACAGATAGTCCTGCGGCTTTACAAGTAGCAGAAAAAGCTGGCGTATATGCATTCGGTCAGGCGAGTGATATGTTACAGTTTGCTCCTAAAGCGCAACTTACAGCAATCATTGATGATTGGTCTCCTTACTATATTGAAAGAGTCCAAGCTGTATTAGATGGCACTTGGAAAAAGAAAGATACATGGGGTGACATGAAAAGTGGAATGGTGAAGATGGCACCATATACTAACATGCCAGCTAATGTTGTTGCAATTGCCAAGGACATTGAAGAAAAAGTAATGAATGGAAAAATAGATCCATTCGGCGGAAAATATTCTACCGGAGATTTACTTGGTATGAATAAATATGTTAAAGGGATAGATTCATCATTACCTAAATGATTACTTTAACAGATAACGCAAAAAATTATTTGACAGCCACCACCGAAAAACACGGTAAGAAATACGCTTATCTTGGTGTTCTAGGAGGTGGCTGTTCTGGTTTTCAGTACGAGTGGGACATGACTAATGACTTAGAAAAAGGTACACTCGTAGAAAACATTTTAGTCTTAGATAAAACTGCAGAACTATTTGTCATAGGCTGCACGGTCGACTACGTACAAGAGTTCGGTGGCTCTTATTTAAAAGTTATAAATCCAAATGCAACAGCACAATGTGGTTGCGGAGAATCATTCGCCGTCTAATTAACATGTTAACAACAAAGTTGTGTACTTTTTCGAAAAAGTAGTGTATAATAATACTATAATTAAGGGAGAGCTTATGTCTAAATTACAACAACACTATATTAATTTTCAATCACAACAAACTATTCAACAAAAAATTAATTATTTACAAACTAACCAAAAAGAATTATCACAATATAATATAAACATTCCAAACTTAATATCACATTGGAATCAACTAGAATTAAAATTCGGTCCTATATGGATTTCAAACTAAAAAGTTACAATGGCATTTTATACAAACTTATATCGGTTTAAAAATAATATCTTCTATCGCGGTTATTCAAACAACGGCGATAGAGTTATTAAAAAAGAACATTACAAACCAAGATTTTATATAACGTCTAATACTGAAACTGGTTACAAAAATCTTGATGGTCACAACGTTGGTCCCGTAGAATTCAACAGTATGTATGAAGCAGGTCAATGGTATCGAGATAATATTGATGTTTCTGGTAGAAGCATATATGGTAATAAAAGATTTGTTACACAATATGCTATTGACAAGTTTCCAAATGATATTGAATTTGATCGTAGCATGATAAACGTTGGCACATTTGATATTGAAACAGACTATGATGATGGCTTTCCATATCCTGAACAAGCTGCTCATACCATATTATCAATATCATATAAGTCAAGTAAGTTTTCAACATATCACGTATGGGGTTACGGTGACTTTGATACCAAAGCTTCTCTTATTAAAGACGTTAAATACACACGATGCAATAGCGAAGAAGAACTGCTAACTAAATTTATTGAATTCTGGTCACATCCGGATATTACACCTGATGTTATTACAGGTTGGAATACAAGATTTTTCGATATACCTTATATTATTAATCGTACCAGTAAGGTGCTTGGTGTCGAATGGCTTCCTAAATTTTCCCCTTATGGCTTACAGATACCAGCACCTAGACCAATTAAGAAGCACGGCAAAGAAAATATGGTTTACGACATCCCAGGTATTCAAACACTTGATTATATGGAATTATTTCAAAAGTTTGGTTATACGTACGGTCCACAAGAATCATACGCATTGAATCATATTGCTTATGTCGTTCTTGGTGAAAAGAAACTTTCATATGAAGAATCAGGTTCACTTAAAAATCTTTATAAAGATGACTATCAAAAATACATTGACTATAATATGAAAGACGTTGCTCTTGTTGATAGGCTTGAAGAAAAACTTGGATTGATTACATTGGCTATAACTATGGCATATAAAGGTGGTGTCAACTATCAAGATACATTTGGCGTAACTGCAATATGGGAATCAATCATATGTCGAAGACTATATCAAAATAAAGTTATTACGCCATTAGCACAACAATCTGATGATTATCAAATCATAGGCGCAACTGAAACATCTAAAAAAAATCCATCACAATCTGCTAGAGAACAAGGTAAACAACACAATATTGCTGGTGGTTATGTGAAAGATCCTATTGCAGGTAAATATGAATGGGTAGTGTCATTTGATTTAAACTCTCTATATCCTAATATCATTGTTCAAAACAATATGTCACCCGAAACTATTGTAGATAATTATAATGATCCAAAGGGTTTTGTAAGAGCTGCTAATGAAACATATTATCGTAAAGACTTTCAAGGTGTGCTTCCACAAATTATTGAAGAATATTATGACGAACGTGTATTAGTAAAAAAGATGATGCTAGATGCAAAATCACAAGCACAAAAAAATTATACACCACAACTTGATAAAGAAATCAGCAATCTAGAAAACAGACAAATGGCTATTAAAATTCTACTTAATAGTCTTTATGGCGCTCTTGCTAATAAACATTTTTTATATTTTAGACCAGCACTTGCTGAAGGTGTTACAATTACTGGTCAAAGAGCAATTAAACATGCTCAAACAACAATGAACGTTGAATTAAATAATGTACTTAATGCAAATTGGCGTAAAACTTCATCACCAGCTATTTTAAATGAAAAGGTTCATGAAAAAGGTATAGAATGGATAACTAATAAAAAACGTCACATAGAAATTCTTAACGATCCTGAATATAATTTACATTATGATGAAGTAAAAAAAATGCACTATACTAAACATTTTGAAGAAAAACCAGGATTTCAAGTTTATATGCCACTTGAAATATATATGCCAGATTATGTTATAGCTATTGATACAGATTCTTTATATGTTAACTTCGGTCCACTTATAAAGAAATTTATTCCAAAGAATGCAGTTTTATTCTTAGACCAAATTTGTAAAGAACATTTTGAACCAGCAATTTCTAAAGCTTATGAAGAGTTTTATAGAATGCACAATGCATATAAGAATAGAATGGTGATGGCAAGAGAAGCAATATCAGATGTTGGTATCTGGACTGCAAAGAAAAGATATATCTTAAATGTACATAATAATGAAGGTGTACAATATTCAGAACCTAAACTTAAGATTATGGGTATTGAAGCTATTAAGTCATCAACACCAGAAGTTGTGCGTAATAAATTTAAAGAAGCATTTAAATTAATAATATCAGGTACTGAAAATGAAACACAAAGGTTTATTGCAGATTTTAAAGCGCAATTTAGAAATCTAGAACCAGAACAAATAGCTTTTCCACGTGGTGTAACTAATATTACTGATTGGCATGATAGAAAAACTATATTTAAAAAGAGTTGTCCAATACATGTACGTGGTTCACTACTACATAATTATTATCTTAAACAAAATAAATTAACAAATAAATATGAACTTATAACAAATGGCGATAGAATAAAATTTGTATATTTAAGATTACCAAATCCAATAAAGCAAAATGTTATATCATTTAAAGATGTATTGCCTAGAGAATTAAAATTACAAAACTATATAAATTATGATTTACAGTTCGAAAAAACATTCATCGAACCGCTAAATTTAATACTTAACCCAATCGGCTGGAGTGCCGAAGAACAAGCAACCTTGGAGGATTTTTTCGTATGAGTACAAACTGGTTTAAAGACATGCAAGACATGCATAAAAAATATGGTGTCAATAAATGGATGCAGGCTGAATTACAATCTGATATAGATTGGAGAAAGATTAATAAGTTTATGCAATTCAGAATTGGTATGATGCAAGAAGAACTTGATGAAACTAAATCTGCTTTTGAAAATAAAAATGCAGAAGAAATGGTAGATGGTATTATTGACTTATGTGTTTTTGCCATCGGTACTTTAGAAGTATTTGGTGTTGATGCAAATAAAGCATGGGACGAAGTATACAAAGCCAACATGTCAAAAGAAGTTGGTATTAAACAAGGTAGACCTAATCCACTTGGATTACCAGACTTGGTAAAACCAGAAGGTTGGAAAGGTCCTAATCACGAAGGTAATCATGGAAATATCTCTGACTCTTTTCAATAGTATATTCGATAATAAGACTGGCCAAAAGCTTACATTTAAAGACTTTGATAGTTTTGAAAAAGCTTTATACGGTTTGTCTAAACGTAGAATAAAATCTAAGAAAGAAGCTCCCCTAATGTCACCAGCTTGCTACAAGCCTGACACTACTCGTAAGAACGACAATGTCACAATGTGGTCAAGCTGGTGTGCAGTTGATGTTGATGATTTTAAATTTGAAGGAGATCTATATGGAAATTTACGTGCACGTTTTGGTAATTATATGTTCGTGTGTTACTCTACTGCTAGCAGCACACAATCTTTTCCAAAGTTTCGTCTTGTCTTCCCTCTTACAAAAAACGTTCCGGCTGAAAAGATTCGACACTTTTGGTTTGCTCTCCAAACGGAACTCGGCGACCTCGGAGATAAACAAACCAAGGATTTATCTCGCATGTATTATATACCTGCAAAATATGATAATGCTTTTAATTTTATCTTTAGTAACAGTGGCAATTATATCGATCCAGATATGGTTATGAATAAGTACCCATATCGAGAAAAAACAACTAATAGTTTTTTTGATAGATTACCAGAAGATATGCAAAAAGAAATCATCGAGCATCGTAAATCAAAACTTGATAATACAAATATAAATTGGTCATCATATAAGAACTGTCCTTTCTTTCCTAGACAATTGGAACAAGAATATAGAATGATAAGTAATACTGGTTGGTATCATAAGATGTATCAAATAATGGTTGCTATTGCTGGTAATGCAGTTAAAAACAAATATCCTATTACTGCACAAGAAATTACTAACTTATGTAGAGAACTTGATGTAGAAACTGGTAACTGGTATAAATCACGTCCATTAGAAAAAGAAGCTGATAGAGCTCTCGAATATGTATACAAAAACATTTAACATGTTAATAACAAAATTTAAAAAAAGTGAAAAAAAAGGTGTACATCTAAGAAAAAATAGTGTATAATATAATTATAAAATAAAAAATTAAGGGAGTTTTTTTATGAATCAGTTAGAATTATTTACAAACGATTGGGGTGTTAACTCAGGTTTCGCAAGATTAAGAGATGAGTTAAACAATCTTATACCAGCAGCTGGTAAGTGTGAATTTTCACAATCAAAAAACAAGCATTTAGAAAAGTTTAGAAAAGCACAAAATGCTGCTTATGACTTTTTTAACAATGGCCTTTGTAATAAAAGAGGATTGTTTGTAAGTATCTTTGCTGAAAACGAAAGTTACTATATTGATAAGTGGAATATTCCTACTCAAAAGTCTTTCAGATATTTTACTAATGATAGTTGGAATATGTGGGAAGATCAAATCGAAAAGATCTTTACACCAATCATCTTAGCTGCGGCTAAAGAACAGGGAGTTAAATAATGCAATTAGAATTAAATACAGCTTTTGACGAAGATGGTGAAGTTAAGCATGATAATATGTTTTATATTGGTGACTTAGTTGATACTAAATATGGTCCAGCTCGAATCAAAAAGATTGAGTTAATGCCAGAAAAAAAGCATTACTCTAAGTGTGGAATAAATGTAAAAAAAATGTTTACAAGTATGGTAGATCAGTGTATAATAGATCTAGATAATGGGCATTGGCAGTATGGAGATGAAATTGAAATCATTGGTTAAAAAAGAATCAGTAGAAGTTTTAAAAGAATGTATTGAGTTACAAAACAAAAAGTCACAAGACTATCAAAGTAAAGAATCAAATGTAACTCAAGCTATGCACTATCGTAGAGGTGTCGATAGCATACACGATATCATTCAAGGTAAATGTTATCGTGCGCAGTCTTTATTAGAAAGTGGTGGTGATCCAAACTTTGAATCACTCGAAGATACTTATAAAGATATAATTAACTATTGCTCGTTTGCAGTATCTTATATGCGTGGTAAAATGGAAGGCCAATCATCTGATAGAGATATGTTTAACAAACAAATTGATCACCCTTTAAGAAAGATTAAATTATGATACAAGAAAATACAAGTGATATAAAACATTATTTTGTTAATGCTTTGGCTAAAGAAGATTTTGTTATGGATAGATCTGGTCAAAAAACTATCGAACTTATTGGTGCTAGCTTCTTTGCAGATCAACCAGCAATATTTGGTACACCAAACAAATCATATATAGAAATTGAAAAAGCATGGTATGAAAGCCAATCAACTAATGTTAACTGGATGTCTGAAACTTATAATCGAAATGTACCTGAAGCATGGAAAGCTTCAGCTAATGAATTTGGTCAAATCAATTCTAACTATGGTCATTTAATTTACTCTGATAAATATCATCACCAATATGGTAGAGTACTTGATGAGTTACTTGAAAATCCAGATGGTCGTAGAGCTTCAATGATTTATACTAGACCGAGTATATGGGAGGAATATAATGAAGATGGTAAGAATGATTTTATATGTACTAACTCCGTTACTTATTACATACGCGACAATAGCTTACACTGTGTCGTTCAAATGCGCTCTAACGATGTCGTGTTCGGATATAAAAATGACTATGCTTGGCAGCTTCATGTTTTAGAACGAATGGTAGAAGACTATAATGAATGTAGTCTTGAAACAATAAAAGTTGGCGATATAATTTGGCAAGTACAAAACTTGCATGTATACGAAAGGCACTTTCATCTTGTCAAATAAATGGGACAAAAGATTTCTAGAAATGGCAAAGCTTGTGGCTTCATGGTCAAAAGATCCATCAACACAAGTTGGTGCAGTTGCTGTACGTAATAGAACAGTAATAGCACAAGGATATAATGGTTTTCCTAGAGGTGTAGATGATCATGAGTTATATTATTTAAATAGAGCCATAAAATATAAACGTATAGTTCATGCAGAAATGAATGCAATTTATAATGCAGCAGAAAATGGTGTATCATTAAAAGATTCTACAATATATGTAATAGGTTTACCAATATGCCACGATTGTGCAAAAGGTTTAATTCAAGCAGGCATAAGTAGAGTTGTAACACCAGAACAAGAAATACCAGAAAATTGGCAGGATTCAATATCAAGTTCAATATCAATGTTTAAAGAAGCTGGTGTAATATGGGATTGGATAAAATTGGAAGGATAATATTATGAAGATACTCGTTACAGGAATGAATAAAAATCAAGTTACTGAAAACTTTTATTTAAGACAACAATTAAAAGTTGTACCTTCACATTATTCTTTACTAAGATGTTTAAGAGATATGGGCCATGAGGTTGAACAAAGAATCGTAAAGGTTGGTGAAGACTTATCTGAATATGATAGAGTCATTTGCTTTCTTGCTTCACCTACACAAAGATTGCAATTAACTTTTTATAATGGCTTATGGTCCATATTTAATATTGATAAAAGTAAACTCATACTAGCATTTGATGATTGGAAATGTCCATGGATATTTAAAGACATACAAAAAACAAATAATAAAGAAGGTTTGTTAAAAGATTTTTTAATTGGTCAAAACGTTACTGATCCACAAATAAGTAAAGAGTTTTTAGAACCTTATGTTGATCAATTATTAGAGGCTGTAGATTTCTTAGATAAGAAAGAAGCACCTGTATTATTATCTGTATTTGCTACAGGTGATATGACTAAGTTATTAGATTATCCAGAAGATAAATTGATGAACTATAATCCTAATCCTTATCATAGAAATAGAAAAGCTGGTGACAGAGGTGATGTTGAACTAAGTGATTTAAATTTTTTAGAAGCACAAATACAGCCAACCTATGAAGAAGACTATGTAAGTCCAGAAAATAAAATAATGAAATTTAACTTTGCATCATTAGCACATGGTAAAACACAAAGCTGGTTGAAAAAACAAAATGTGCCATGGGATATCGAGTATTTTGGTTCTCGTAAAGATAATCAAAGAAGACTCGGTGAAGGTGATATGTGTAAAGTTTATGCAGAACAATGGGGTTGTTTAATGCCAGGGTATGAACATTCAGGTTCAGGCTGGTGGAGAGCAAGACCACTACAAGTTGCTGATGCCGGTTCAATATTGATTGGTGATTATGAAGAGCTTATGGTATTATATGGTAATGAAGAAGCGGCATCAGTAAAAGCATCAGATCTAGAAGGTATGACTGTACAACAATTAAAAGATCTTGCGCAACTACAAAAAAGCTCGATATATACTAAACATCAGTTAAATAAAACCACACAACAAAACGAATTAAAAAAGGCTTTAAACATATGAGAATATTAGTAGTAGGTGCAGGCTTTTCAGGTGCAGTTATTGCACATCAACTAGCAAAAGCTGGACATGATATTACAGTCATAGATGAAAGAGATCATATTGGTGGTAACGCTTATGATTATACAAATGATAAAGGAATACGAATTCACAAGTATGGTCCACATTTGTTTCATACCAATAATAAAAAAGTCTATGATTGGGTAACGCAATTTGATGAATGGGTGCCATATAGACATAAAGTCAAAGCACAACTTCACGATGGAACATACGTAACTTTACCTGTAAATAAAGAAACAAAAGAAATAGTAGGTGAAGAAAATATTATAAGTACTTTCTTTGCGCCATACACTTATAAAATGTGGGGAAAGACTATCGAAGAACTTGATCCATCAATACTTAAAAGAATACCAAGTCGTGATGACGATAACGAATTTTACTTTCCAAATGACTTATATCAAGTGTTACCAAAAAATGGTTATACAAGAGTATTCGAATTGATCTTAGACCAAAAAAACATAACAACAATTACATCTCAAAGGTTTAATAGATCTATGGAAAAAGAATATGATCATGTCTTTAACTCTATGCCAATTGATGATTACTTTGGCTACGCTTATGGTACTTTACCATATCGTTCAATAAAGTTTCATCATGTTGATTTACCTATGACTAAAGTACTACCGACTGGCACAGTAAATTTTACACATGATGGTCCATATACAAGAGTTACAGAATGGAAAAACCTTCCATGCCATGGCATGAATGATAAGTATACGACATTGACATACGAAGAGCCATGTGATTATATGGTAAACGATTTTCAAAGATACTATCCAGTAAAAGATGTCAATGGAGAAAACAGAAAAAAGTATGAGCAATATAAGAGTCTTACCAGATCTAATATGACATTCATAGGTAGATGTGGTATGTATGTTTATATTGACATGCATCAAGCAATTAACTCAGCATTATCAACCGCAGAAAAATTTTTGGAGAATAACAAATGAAAGTAGCGATTACCGGTTCAAGAGGATTTATAGGTAGCCATCTTAAAACTAGATTAGAAAAAGATGGTCATGAAGTTATTGAATGGGACTTAAGACAAGAACCACCACAATGCATAAAAGATTTTGATCCACAAGATTGTAACTATGTTGTGCATCTAGCAGCATATGCTGACGTAAGAAAGAGTCTTCAAGAACCAGATTTATATTGGAAAAATAATGTAGAAAATACTACAAGAATACAAAAGATATGTCACTATAATAATATACCTTTATTATATGCATCATCTTCATGTATTCATAATTGGTGGTTATCGCCATACGGTACAAGTAAAAAAGTAAATGAAGAAACTGCTTTTGATAAACAAGTAGGATTAAGATTTACTACAGTTTATGGTAGTGGCGCCAGAGATACAATGTTAATTGGTAAACTTATTGATGGTTCAATTGGTTATCTTACAAGACATGTAAGAGATTTTGTACATGTAAGTGATGTAGTTGATGCCATTGTATTACTTATGAGTAAAAATATTGAAATGCTAAAACCTGCATATGATATTGGTACAGGCATAGGAAACGTAGTTATGGATCTTGGAATACTTGCAGGATGGGAAGGTATCGAAATAAGAGATGGCGATCCATGTGAAGCACAAGATAATACTGCAGATATTACTGAAATGAAAGCTTTAGGTTGGCAGCCAAAAGTTAAAGTAGATGAATATCTTATAAAGAATACAGTTGCGCACTAATGAGATTTGCAAGTATAATACCACTGATAGGTGGTGCAACATTAGCTATGCAAAATGTTCTGCAAAGAAAACCGGAGTATATTTTAAGTTATGAAGATTTCAAAGCAAACGATAAACACTTGGTGGACTATTACAAAGGAAAGATTCCCTATCATCTTTATGGAAACAATGGGTTACCTTACTTACCTAATGTTGAAGTTATTAATACTGTATGCCCATGTGCTGGTCTTAGTAGTCTTAGCCCTACAGCTAGTGGGGATGCTGCTGTTAACGATTGGATGCTTACCTCTGCTAATCTTGTCTTGGGTACACTCAAACCTGAAGTATTCTGGGGAGAAAACGCACCAGGCCTCGCTTCAAATATCGGAAAACCAGTTGTTAAAAAACTCAGAAAGATTGCAAGAGAGTGTGGATACACTTTGTCAATATATAAAACGAAATCTGTCTTTCATGGATTAGGACAAATTAGAAATAGAACATTTTATTTTTTCTGGAAAGGTGATAAAGTTCCACGTTTTGAATATATAAAAAGGGAACATGAAAAAATAGAGGATACGATACGTTCAGTAAATCACAAACCAAATGATCCTATGAATGTTCCTACAAACGAAGAAACACCTTCAAAGAATCCATATTATAGATACGTACTTGAAGAAATGTGTGGTGGCATAACTCACAAAGAATTTCAAGATACCAAAATAACACGATCACAAAACGCTATGGACTACATAGAATGGAATGGTGGTAACTATAAAGATGTTGCAAAATGGATGCAGTCACAAGGTTATACAAAACTGGCAGAAAGATGTTTAAGAATGCATGATAAACTTTCTCAAGGTGGAAACATTATGAGAAAACTTTGCCACTTTCCTAAAGGTACTATTGGTGCTTTTGTTGGTCATATGCCAAAAAACTTAACACACCCTGATGAAGATAGATACTTAACGATAAGAGAGTGTATGTCAATAATGAAATTACCAGATGATTTTATATTACAAGGTGGTGTTAAAAATTTAAATCATATATGCCAAAACGTACCAGTTACTACTGCTGAAGATATGGCTAAACATGTACAAAAATTTGTTGATGGTCGATTAGATAATCAAATGATTGATACAGATTTTTTGATTCAAGATAATACAAATCACAAATTAAAATTTGAAAAAAACAGTGTACAACTCGATGCTTTTATGGTATAATATTATTATTTGTAGGAGAAATGAATGTCGATAATGGATAAATTAAAAAAGAACAGTAAGAGTGACTTTGCTTCTGTTCTAGCCGATTCTAAATTTTTTAACGAAAAAGACATGGTACCGACTAATGTACCTATGATAAACGTTGCTCTTTCCGGTTCAATGGACGGTGGTCTTGCACCCGGATTAACAGTGCTTGCAGGTCCATCAAAACACTTTAAAACTTCATTTGCATTAATTATGGCAAGTGCATATTTAAAAAAGTATAAAGATGCTGTATTATTATTTTATGATTCAGAGTTTGGTTCACCACAAAGTTATTTTGAAAACTTTGAAATTGATACAAGTAGAGTTTTACATACACCAATTACAAACGTAGAAGAACTTAAGTTTGATATCATTGCACAGTTAGAAGGTATCGATAGAAAAGATAACGTTATAATTGTAATAGATTCAGTAGGCAACCTTGCTTCTAAAAAAGAATTAGAAGATGCAATAAATGAAAAGTCAGTGGCAGATATGTCAAGAGCAAAAGCACTTAAAGGCTTGTTTAGAATGACAACACCTTATTTAAATATGAAAAACATACCTTTGATTGCTGTCAATCATACATACAAAGAGATAGGTTTATTTCCAAAAGATGTTGTTTCAGGTGGTACAGGTATTTACTATAGTGCTGATAACATCTGGATTGTTGGTAGACAACAGGACAAACAAGGTACAGAAATAAAAGGCTATCACTTTGTAATTAACGTGGAGAAATCAAGATATGTTAAAGAAAAGTCTAAAATTCCTATTTCTGTTAGTTGGGACGGTGGTGTTGAGCAGTGGTCTGGTCTTCTTGATGTTGCTATGCATGGCAATTATGTTTCTAAGCCCAGCCCTGGTTGGTACTGCAGAATTGATAAATCAACTGGAGAATTGGTGGAACCGAAAGTTCGAGAAAAAGACACCTTAAACGAAGAGTTTTGGAAACCAATAATTGAAGAAACTGATTTTAAACAGTATTTAACTAATAGGTATTCAATATTAAATAATCTTGTTAGTTTAGAAAAAATGGATCAACACTAATGGTATTGACAGAAAATAAGCATTATGAAATAATACCTGATAAAGCAGACGATCAAGCTTGGAACGTTAGAATTTTATCAGGTGTATTTACTGAAACAGTATTGAAATATGGTGTTGTAAAATTTAACGGTAAGAAAAAAGATATGACATTTAATTTTGATATCGTATATACACCAGACACAGAACTTAAAGTTTCAGATACAAGATTACAAGACTTTGCTGGCATAATGCTAGAACAAATTATGGCTCAAGGCATAAAAGAAGGTTCGGTGATAACAAAGGAGATAGAAGATGCAGATTAGTGCTACACAAAGACTAATGTTGATTATGGACGAAATTGCAATTGCAAAAGGTAAACTGCAACCTCATGATACCGGTCATATTCATACATCAATAAGCTACTTAGAAAGTAGAGCTGAAGAAATACAAAAAGAAATAGACGAAGGATTGAGAAAAGCTGCCTATGCCTACTAATTTAGAACAGACTATATTACGTAATCTGTTAACTGATGAAGGCTACATGCGTAAGGTGCTGCCTTTTATTAAGCCAGATTATTTTGAAGGTATCTATCGAATATTGTTTCGAGAAGCTGGTAAGTTTGTTGCCAAATATAATAAACTACCAAATGCTGAATCATTTAAGATTGAACTTGATCAAAGTGATAAACTGAGTGATGAACAATATAATTTAGCAATGGATATCGTACCACAGTTATTTACTGGTGATAAGGTAGATGATAAATGGTTAGTTGATACTACCGAAAAGTGGTGTCAAGATCGTGCAATATATCTTGCAATTATGGAATCAATATCAATTATTGATGGTAAGCATGAGAAACTAACTAAAGGTGCTTTACCTGATCTGTTGTCAAATGCACTTGGCGTAGGTTTTGATTTACAAGTTGGTCATGATTATGTAGAAAACGCGGAGGATCGATATGAATTTTACCACACAGAAGAAGACAGGCTTCCATTTGATTTGGAATACTTTAACACAATCACAAAAGGTGGTGTCCCACGTAAGACTCTTAATATTGCTCTCGCTGGTACCGGTGTTGGTAAGTCTTTATTTATGTGCCATGTTGCTGCCTCAGCTTTAGTTCAAGGTCAAAATGTTTTATATATCACAATGGAAATGGCTGAAGAAAGAATTGCTGAAAGAATAGATGCAAACTTACTTGATGTTCCTATCGATCAATTAGATAAATTACCAAAGAATACTTTTAGTTTAAAAGTACAAGACATTGCACGTAAGACACAAGGTAAGTTGATTATAAAAGAATATCCAACTGGCTCTGCACATGCTGGTCATTTTAGAGCTTTACTTAATGAACTTAAATTAAAAAGACAGTTTGAACCAGACTTAATCTTTATTGACTATTTAAATATATGTGCAAGTTCAAGAAT